AGGCTATATTATACGCACGCGTATCTACAATGATGCAAGTAGAGGATGGTGTGTCGCTGGATGTGCAAGAGAGAACCCTTGTGCAGGCTAGGGAGATGTACGGATTCTCCGAAGGTGAGTTGGTCCGTGAAGAGGGCCGCTCTGGTAAGAACGTTACCGGCAGGCCCAAACTAATAGACGCCCTTAAGCGGCTAGACCGTGGTGACGCAGACGCCCTTATTGTTACCAGGATAGACAGACTAGCCAGGAGTACAAAGGACTTCCTGGACATAGTTGACAGGGCCAACAAGAATGAGTGGAGGCTGATCCTCCTAGATCTAAACCTGGATACTTCTACGTATCAAGGAAGATTCGTTGTCACAATAATGAGTGCCCTGGCTGAAATGGAGCGTGGCATTATCGCGGAGCGCTCGAAGGATATCCATAAAGACCGCAGAGATAGGGGTATAGTCTGGGGTGAAGATATGGGACCGAAGGTGTTTATCCCACCGCAGGTAAGGGAGCAAGTTTTGATACATAGAAGCAGAGGCATGTCCTACCAAGGGATAGCCGACACATTAAATATCCAGGGGTTAGTTGCTTCTAGAGGTGGAACCTGGTATGGTTCAAGTGTGAAGAATGTACTGGACGCAATCGATAATAAGAAAGAAGATCCTATTAATGACGAATGAGATTATCCCTACCCCATATCCAGGGTTTCAATATATAAAGGACAACCTTTCTGTTTACGTAGACAGATTCTTAACCGGTGAGATTATTGCTTTTAGGGGGGCTAACTGCTCAGAATCTGAACAGCAAAATTTGATGACCCTGCTGGGAGACGCTTTAGGGTGGTGGCCAAACTCTTTAGAGAGTGACAATCCCTTCTACTACGAGACCCATCACCGAACGATGAGTGAGGAACGCGCATCAGATAAAAGTTCTATGATGCTTGGATGGCACCTTGAGCATGTCACCAATAAAGATTTGATATATGTCTCTGCACTCTGGTGTATGAACAACTTTAAATGCGACCCCCGGTCTGGTACAACGTTGTTTGTAGATGTAGTCAAAATATTTGACAGCTTACCGGAGGAGGACAGAGTATTTTTAGAAGGAATCATCGTCGAAGCTACTCCTGTCAAGGCGGGAAATGCTGCTGGAAACGACATGGGTAGATACAAGTTCATAGCGCCCCATTGGGTGTTAGGCATAGGAGTACCTCGGCCAATCCTAACCGGATCTCACGACAATAGAGTTGTATCTTTGCATGGAAAAGAGCCATCAGAGGAGGAGTCACACAGATTTGACGTCCTCTGTGACCACATAATTGATCAGGTAATCTTAAACGAAGACATTAGATACGTACATTCCTGGGAAGAGGGCGATATGCTACTTCTAGACATATTCAGGAACGCTCATGCAGTAACTGGTGGATTTAATCAAGGTGATAGGACTCTGACAGGGATATTTGGACTCCTAAGATACCTAGGAGAAGAAGGCGGTAACCAGATTGTTTAAAAAAAGGTCTCGCCCGACTGAGTTGACTGGACCAATCAAGGATTGGACAGTGTCTACTGAGATTCAGATTAACGGTAGAAAAGTTACCGTCGGTACAGAAATGAAAATAAAAGGTGAGCGTGGAAGATTCAGATTTATGAAGCACGTTATTAATGCTGATGGAGTTGAGTGGATAGACGTTTGGGGAGGACCAAAGAAGTCTGAACACACTAGGAGTTTTAGGCTGGATATGGTACAGAGAGTCCACTATAAGAACACTACTGATCAAGCGTTAGTTCAAGAATATAAAGCTAAGAAAATTGCCATGAAGGCCGAACTAGAAGAAAGTAATGAAGACTAATTTTGAAGTAGACGGCCCTATTAAGATTAGTAAAAACGTTATTAACGCTGAGGATATAAAAACCCTAGTTGAATACACCGACCTACTAGAGTCAACCCATATAGAGAAGTTTTCGATCTACCAAGACGGAAAGAGGTTGGCCCTCCAATTTGGTGAAGATGAGTGCCTCGAGCATAACTCGATAGTGGACTTCTCTTTTATAGAAGAAAGAATAGAACTGATTAGCAAATGCTTTCAGACAGCTATTAGGGAAATTAAAACTGCGTTTAATTTGACAGAAGAACTATACGTTTGCTCTTTTTGGATAGCAAAACAATACCCAGGGGCTACTGTACCCACGCATGAGGACACTGACAATGGGTATAATATGCATTTTCGATACAGTGCTGCGCTTTACCTAAACACAATGACGCATGGAGGTAGCCTACACTTCCCTCAACTGGAATACTCCTACTCCCCCCAAGCTGGAGACTTGGTCTCATTTGCCTCTCAGGGGACAGGTCTCCATGAAGTATCAACGATCTACCAAGACAGATACACTCTGCTACTTTGGCTAACGGACTCAGAAGATAAGCAGATCTCCCTGCACAACTAGGTGTAGACTTGGGGAAGATGTACCAACAAAGGAGCTAAATTGTCAGATACCTCAGAGTCACAGACCACCTCAAATAAGGTAAGGACCTTTGTTTTAGACACATCCGTTCTCCTCTCTGACCCTAAGGCAATCTTTCGCTTTGCGGAACACGAAGTTGTTCTACCAATCGTGGTCATCAATGAGCTTGAGAAAAAGCGAAACGATGGCGAGATAGGCTACCTGTCACGTAAAGCGCTCCGATTATTAGATGACCTTCGCGACGAGCACGAGCGCCTAGACTTTCCTATCCCGGTTGGGGACGGCGGAACCTTAAGAGTCGAGCTCGGAAACATTGAGCCAGGCATCCTGCCAACCGGTTTTCAGCTGGGAGATAACGACTCTCGTATCTTGGCCGTAGCGGCGAATCTTAAGAGCGTAGGGTATGACGTAACCTTAGTCTCCAAAGATCTTCCGATGCGAGTAAAAGCTGCATCAATTGGACTAAATGCTGAGCAGTACCTGCACGAGCTTGCCAACGAAGAGTGGCACGGTATCTCAGAGATTGCCGTCTCTGGCGCAGACATAACTAATCTCTACGACAATGGTGAACTAGCACATGAATCCATCAAGGGTATGCCCGTCAATACTGGACTAGTACTATCTTCAGAATCTGGTGGTGCACTAGGTCGAGTCACGGACAGTGGGACCATTCGTCTAGTCAAGGGTGATCGAGAAGTCTTCGGACTACATGGACGCTCTGCTGAGCAGCGACTTGCTATCGATTCGTTGTTGGATCCGGGTATGGGTATCGTCTCGCTCGGTGGAAAAGCCGGAACCGGAAAGAGCGCCTTGGCTCTATGCGCTGGGCTCGAAGCGGTCCTTGAAAGGAAAGAGCACAAGAAGATTATGGTGTTCCGACCATTGCATGCAGTTGGCGGTCAAGAGCTTGGATACCTCCCTGGAACCGAAGCCGAGAAAATGAATCCGTGGGCGCAGGCCGTTTTTGACACGCTTGGATCGCTGGTCTCTAAAGAGGTAATTGAAGAGGTCATAGCTCGTGGCATTCTTGAAGTCCTACCACTAACTCACATTCGTGGGCGCTCACTCCACGACACCTTTGTAATCGTAGATGAAGCTCAGTCGCTAGAGAAGAATGTATTGCTGACTGTTCTATCTCGTATCGGTCAAAAGTCTAGAGTGATCCTGACGCACGACGTAGCTCAGAGGGATAACCTCCGAGTGGGCCGTCATGATGGAGTCGCCTCAGTTGTTGAGAGACTAAAGGGTCAATCGATATTTAGCCACATTACTTTGATGCGCTCCGAGCGAAGCGAGATTGCTGCGCTAGTTACTGACCTTCTAGATTACTAGATGGCCAAACGCGAAATAAAAAACGCCACTATTGACTACAGCGGAGACGCTAGGGAGACTATCTTTGGATGGTGCTGTACTGGACAACATAAAGATTGTATTGTAGAGTTTGTTGGACATACATGTGTATGTACATGCCATAAGGAGGTTTTAGTTGACACAAGTAGTGAAGAAGTATCTTGATAAGGGTGATGCTGCAGGTTTATGGGCTGTAGTTATGATCAAAGATGAGACAATGTCTTTCGAAGGGCTAGTCATAAACGAAGCCCCCCATGGTGTGTACTTATGTATTGGTGGTGACGGAGACAGGCTCTCTCTGTTTCCTTGGAGTGAGATAGCTAGGATTGTGTATAAATCTCTCTCATAGATACGTGTAGTCAAGTGCTAGACTCTAGTAATGACAGTTACCATACTAAAGAACTACATAAGTGCGGAGCATGCCAAAGAGTACATAGAGCTACTCGACGGCCACTCTGAGAAAACTGATCGTGGAATATGGAACGCATTAGGGTACGAAAGCTCCTTACAGGCTTCCACTGTTAATGGAACAACTGGAGCAAAACTAGGTGACCTCAGTCTTGTTAATTTAAGACTAGGTGACCTATTCGACAGGATTAAAAAAGAAGCAGAAGAGATATTCGGTGAAGAGATGGATCTCTGCCAAGGCAGCTACCAGATGATGCCGGCGGGAACACAGAACCCAATGCACGCTGACAGGGTTAAGCTGGACGGCAGCCCTATTCAGCCAGATGGTGCAGAAGAAGAACTAGAATGGAGCGGGCTACTCTATCTTAATAACCATGAAGAAGATTTTACTGGAGGAGAAGTTGAGTACCCTAACTTTGATATTTGGTATAAACCTAGGGCAGGCGATGTGGTCATCTTTAAGGGTGATCTAGAGCATATGCACGAAGTCAAAGAAGTCCTCTCCGGGGAAAGAAAAAACGTAGTGTTTTTTTGGGCAAAACGTGGAAACGTCTCTGATGGACGCGGCTACTTTGAGTACTGAGTTAAATCTAAATAGGAGTAATTATGGAAATTAGTATCTGTCTTTTAGGATTTGGCAAAGTTGGCAAGGCCTTCTACAAGCAGATCAAAGAAGTTCCCGGATTTGGTGAAGACTTTAGGGTGCACACTGTTGTGATAACTGACCTAGAGAAGCATCCAGAAGTGGGCTTCAATGATATGGAGGCATGGTCTATCAATGATGAAACTTTCAACACAAGCAAGCAGACAAGCATAGGTGACGACATAGAGTGGCTGTTAGAGTCAGACGGACATGACGTCCTGGTAGACACTTTCTCCTTTAGCGAGGAATCAAAGGATCTAACACTAAAACTACTGTCTAAAGGGTACTGGCTCTACACCTGCAACACTGAGCTGGCTAAAAACCATTGGAAAGACGTACTCGATGTTGCAGAAAAAAGCAACGCAAAAGTAGATTTTAACGCTGTTGCTTGCGCAAACCCAGCCCAGGAATCTTTAACTCATGAGAATTGGCATCACTTTGTAGAAGTAGCTGACACTTTTGCGAAAGGTCCTAGTGACCCTGAAGACGTGGCTGCTAGCTTATTGAAGCATATCTTGACAGAGCTTGAGACTAGGAGAGCCTACAAAGCGAAATGGGATTCGCTGAGCATTGAAGAGCAAGGAAGAAGAATTGCCGGACACGGAGAGTAACCCTATGGATTCGGATTACTATTTAAGGACCCTATGGGGAGGTAAGATGTTAGCCGAATTAAATGAAAGGCGGACCTATCTTCCAGAAGACGGTAACTTTGACTCTATCTCAGGTGATCCAGGTAGGGAGTACCTGCTTAATTCGCGTGGATATCGAAGCTTAGATCTACCTAATCTAGCAGACATCGTTTTTGGAGGATGTTCTTTCACTTTCGGAACCGGCATTTCGGAAAGCGATATGTGGGCAAACGTTGTTGCAGATAAATTGAAATACTCCAGATATATAATAGCCAAGCCAGGTATAGGGGTTGGACAAATTGTGGAGGAAGTGTTTAATTATATATCAGACTATGGTAATCCCAAAATATTGATGTGTATGTTTCCTAATTTTGGCAGGGTACAAGTCCCTATTGATGGAACGGTGCTAAAAACACCTAGTGGAATTGAAAAAAGTAAGAATAGAAGCTACCACAGAATAAGTACTAATCAAAAATCGTATATTGAAACAATCCACACAGAAAACTTTGAGAGCGATAGATCTAAGTACTTAAAAGCTCCATATAATGCCGAGTTTGTCATTTCCCGCGACATAGCAACATATCAATCAGTTATTGCAATAAGGAGATTAGAGCAATATTGCAAGGCAGTCGGAATCACTCTCCTATGGTCAACATGGGATGCTAGTCAAGATCAGATTATTGAAAAAGTGATCTCCACTAACCCTGACTTAATGTTTGATAGCTACTTTAGCTTAAAAGATTACATGGGGGCAGACACACTCAGGGCGCTTATAGATAAAAAAGCTACATCACTAGTGTGTCACAATGAAGTAAGGATCTCTAATCAAATGAAGGATTTTAATGGGGGGTCAGATAATACTAACGGGGAGTTCCTTGCTCATCCTGGGAGCCACGCAAACTTGCATTTTGCAGAGGCGTTCTTAGACCAACTGTGATATGATACTCGTATGAGTTTAAATGACTGGGAATACGTATCCGACAATGTAACCGAAGAGGATCTTGGGATCTTCACTCTGAGCCTGTCCAAGGTCTTAGATAAAAAGGGTGAAGCATACCGTGCGATAGACGCGCTTATTGACTCGGCTGGGGAATCCTGGTTTGAGATGGGAGAGAACCTGGAAAGAAAGAGGGTTCTAGATATACTTGACACTTTTGAGCATACCCTGGTAGACTCTGAAGAAGACGCTAAAATGGCGCTACACGTTCTTAGAGAAATGATTTCCAATGCTACGCAAGAAACCGCCGAAGGAACCGAAGGTTACATACCTTCCTAGACCTGCCCGCTCTTATAGGCCTGAATCTTGTCCGGGCCACAAGTTTATTATAGAGACTGAAGGTCTAGTCGATATGACACTATCCTATGAAGTTAATGATAATTCAGTGTGTTTTAATTGTGGACTTTACTTCTCTACGTGGGTGTGGTACTCTAATAAAACAACAACAACGTACAGAGAGGGTATTGATAATGAGGCCGGACAGGTTATTACGTTTCTTGCAAATCAAATTGCAAAAATTGATGATGAAATCCCAGCGGGCTGGGGAGACCATCTCCTGGGGAAACTACGAGATAGAAGAAAGAAGCAAAAAAATAATGACAGATACTAATTACGAATACACTATGGAACAGATTGCAGATGTCTACGCTAAGCTGGAGAGGTCAAAACAACTAATACAAGCGGGCACAGATATTGCCTATCAAGTTCAAACCGATATTCAATTTTATAGGATAACTAATGACTCAAATAAATAGGACTAAGGGCCCTCTGGTATCAATCAGTGATGCTGCAAAGATGGGAGATGTCAGTCAAGAAACTATAAGAAAATACGTCAAGCAAGGCATACTGGAGACAGAATTTGACGGAGGGATGATTTACTATCGTGAACTACTTAAGGCATCCTGGGAGACGAAACAACGCCACATGATTAGTAATGCTGGTGACAATAATTACAGGAGGCAACAAAATAATGTCTGAGTGCGATCTACACGACTGGTACTTTGATGCAGATGATGATATAGGATGCCCCGTATGTTACGGGATCTCTATAGAGCGTAAACGGATTATTGATCTAATGTATGTGAAGGCTGCTAATCGTAATATCTTTGAGGCCCTGGAGTATCCGTACTCTTCGAAAGAGCTAGAGGATATGATCAGGGAGGGACAAGATGACTGAGCCAAACGAATACCTAGGCTCACTTGATCCGGATGAGTTCCAGGCGGAGGAAGATTTCTTAAACAACCACTGGGCCAACGACATGCTTGACGCTCCGCACGCTTTGATTGCGGTCATAGAGACCAAGATAGCCAGAGCGGTAATTGCAGAGCGTAAACTCATACTTGACATATTGATAGCAAACTGCAATACTTACCACACAGCGTTAATGGGTTGTAAGTGTTCAGTGCAGATTGAACTTATAAGCTAAAACGCAAATAATCATTTTTAACTATAAGGAGAGAAATGAGCTTCCTATATATAGGACTAGATGGAGAAATGTCCTCCAGTGAGCTGGCTGAAGGCGGTAAGCTGATTCAGATTGGCCTGTTCACTCAGGACGGGTACCAACTCTCTATGAAGATAAATCCAGGTGAGTGCCAGTGGTCAGAGCGCGCCTTTGAGGTTCACGGCATAACACTAGAGTCTCTACAAAGTGCGCCTTTGCCAGATGAGGTTGACAGTCAAGTTTACGATTGGTTGATTGCAGTAGGAGTCGATACTAACAGCAGGGGTAAAACTATCCCTGTCGGGTTTAACGTTGGCGCATTTGACATGCCCTTTGTGAAGGACTCGCTGCCCAAAAGCTATTCCCTACTCTCTAGGAGGACAGTAGATCTAAACGCGCTATGTTTCGCGCTGGACTACAAAGAAGAAAACGGAATGCCCGTAAAAGCCGCGACTTGGAAGAAACGCGCGAAGGCTTATGCCATTGAAAAGATTGGTACAGAAAATCAGCACGATGCTGGTTGGGATGCAGAGATGCACTATTATTGCTGGGAATTTTTGAAAGGAATCATAAATAATGAACGATGAAACAGAGACAATTGTACTTTCACTGACTCTATTGGTAGTCTCAGTGGTTACAATATTTGCACAACTAAGCGAGAAGAGAAGGCTTAAAAAAATTAATACTTGGGCTAATGATCGGATGGCAGAGATAGAGGGTCCTATGAAAATACTGGCAGCCCACGCTAAGCTTACTAAGGTCTACAGGGCACATCAGAGCGGTAGCTTAGCTGAGATTATGCTTGCACTCGATATTGATGTTAACGATCCTCTCTTTAATGAGATGAGTCTCAGTGAATTCGACGGTATGGTCGCAGTCCGTGTTGCGGATCTTAAGCGTGTAATAACGAATGAGAGTAATCAATGATAAATAAAACTAGCGGGCCACTACTAAGCCTGGAAGACGCCTGCAAGATGGCAAACATAACTAAAACAAGTTTATATAGTTATGTGTCTTTGGGCTATCTGAAACTTGAGTTTGACGGGGGGATGGTCTACTATCGAGATCTCTTACGTGCCTCTTGGATAGCAAAACAAAATCAGATTGCAAATGGTAAAAGAAGTGCCTATAGTAGGCGAGATAAATAATGCCACTACACGTTCAGATTAGACTAAACAGACAGCTGCTCAGCGAGATACATATCACTAGGGCGGAAGGTGGCACCGACCCCGACGATGTGAATACTTACATTGCCGTTACTGAGGAAGAGCCCTTATACCTAGAGGAATACCAAGAACGTGGCGTAAAGTTTAAGCATCGCTATGGTGATGGTGCAGAGGTTTGCGTTAGGAAAGCACTTGAAGCACTTGAACCATCTATAAAAACATAAAAGCTAGCATCCGTAAAAACATGGAAATGAGGTCAAAATGATTAAGTTTAGAAGCTACAGAGATTCTAGCTCTCTAGGTACCCA